GGTTAATGCCTTCTGCGATTCTGAGATTAAAGAAAGCAAAGTATTGATTAGCAAGTGCACCATATGCTGAGTTAAGAGAAATCTTACGCACCATTTGGTTATTATGACAAATGGTAATTAATGATTGTAGTTCTTGTTTCTTTTTGGGGTCAGTTTCTGTTTGAAGTTTCTTTGATGCTTCAATCATTCTACCTTTCCATAACTTCCTTTCATCGTAGAACTGTTCCATCAACTCTGGTAAGAATCCTTGTTTCTTCTTACTGAATACTGCACCATTAGGTACAACTGTCACATCTTTGCGTTTAATATATGTGGAATCATATTCCTCATTGAGTAGTTTCTTAACAGTGACATCTTCATGATCTTTTGTTAAGGTTTCTGGTGACATATTGTACTGCATAATCAAATGAGGATACAATGAGTTTAAGTCAAAGGAAAGTACCCAATCGTGCCCACCAACTTGTGGTTCTTTTACATATGCACCTATAATTGGTCCCTTCTTATCGTTGCCTGTTTTTAAAGCAGGTGGTGGAGTTTGAATGTTCCTATCTCTTAAGAAGTTGTAGATAATAGTTTCCCAGTATCTTACTTGACCAAAGGTATCACCATAATTACACTTCGCAGTATAAGTCATAGCAAAGATTAAATCAATCAATCCTAGTTTCTTATCTAGTCTTTCTACCAAGTCAACATCTTTGATGTTGTACTCTAAGAACTTGATGTAGTCTTGTTTGTATAGTAAGTGTAGAGATGACTGTTCATAGTTCAATTTACCCTCGCCAAGTTCTACTTGGGCAATGTTATCTAAACGATAAGACTCTTGGTTCTTGTAAGTAAATTTGCGATAGATTTGTAGATAATCTAAAATGGTAATACCATGAAGTTTCCAAGATTGCTGTAGATTTGTACCACCCATAAAGTTCCATTCTCTGGTGTCTGACATACCCCATGGTGATAGTTTCTTATGTTCTCCATCACCAAACAGTTTGTCAATTCTATTACAAAGATAAGTGATGTCAAAGGTTTCTACATTCCAACCTGTGATACAATCTGGAGATAGTTCTCTCCAAACTTTGATGAATTTTAAAAGTAATTCCTTCTCAGATTGACAAGGATGATAGATTATGTTTTGTTGATGATCCCATTCACCAAACCCAAACACATGGGCAGGTTGATCAAATTGTTTAAGGGTGATGGCATTGACTCTTTCATTTGCCAATGTGGGTTCGGGGAATCCTTCTTCACACTCACACTCAATGTCAAGAGTACAAACTCGAATGAGTTTGGGGTCGTACTCTATTTCACCTTGAAAGTTCTCTGCGATGTAGGTATATGCCCAACGATCAAAACCATGAACCTCAAAAGAATCAATACCAGAATACTTCTCACGAAATCTTCTTGCTCCACTCATCCCATTTAGTTTAACAGGTTCGAGGTTTCTTCCGTCTAAGGTTTTATATGGCGAGTCGGGTTTATTAGAGAGAACATACAGAGTTGGTCTGTATGGCAAGGTTGCCTTTTTTTGCTTGCCATCTTTATAACCTCTTACAAGTATCTTGTCTCTAGTTGGGTGTACATGCGTATAAAAATCCATCAAGACTTATTGTACCTCAAAAGCACAATGTTGTAAAGTGGGTTCTGACTAGAAACGATTAATTTCTTCAAGTAAATCTCTGTAATGTGCCATCTTAGTCAGTTCTGCTTCAATCGTTTCCATAACATCTGGATGTTCTGCAACACCAACTGAATTGTGTAAGATGTTCAATACATTTACTTTGTGTTTGTTTATTAATGCCTCGTAATGCATTTGACTTGCTTCGAGGATGGAGTCTCTCATAGTTTTAGACATAATTTAGTTCTCTCTTTAAGGGTTTTGTCGATCGTTTTCGTCGAAGTCTAAGAATCCTGTTGCTGCGAAATACTCATCGCCAGATTCTATTGCTTTGCCAACATTAACAACTCTATCTCTGAGTCTTGTTGATCTTGGACCAACTTGGGTTGCCCATTTTGAATCCATCATTTGTACTGCCATTTCAGCATAGTCACCAGCATCAAGTGCTGCTAACATTTTTTTGAATCCTGCTAATCTAGTCATACCCATATTAAACATCATGTTAAGCAATACATGTTGGATCTCTCCAGGGAATGCAAGGAACTTATCCTCACCCCACATGTGTAAGCATTCTTTAAAATGTTTATCAATGTCTAAAAATAATAATTCGTTAACTCTTTCATCTGTTATAGTATCACCGACTTCTAGTTTTTCTAATCCTCCGTCTCCTTCTGGATTAATGAGGTGTCCTACCCCAACTGTCTTAAGTCCTAAAGAGTCTAGATACACATCATTTTTGACTCCTTCGTCAAATTTGATTTGTTCTATAAATTTATGGTCTCTTCTCATTTCAATAGTTCTCCTGAAAAATATTTTTTTAACATGTCTGTGAATGACAGCCATGGTTCGTATAATAGTACAACCTCGCATCCTTTATCCTCTCTCATTGTTTTTACTCCATGGGGGAGCATAAAGTTGCAGATATGTGCTGTATCATTATTTATAGTAATCGTTCTCTCATATGATCTTAAGTTCTTAAGAGGAATGATTCCTAAGTGTTCTCCATATACATCCCATTGAGGAATCGATACTTCATAATGTAGATCCAAAGGATAGTCTGGATCTGTAGCATAAGTGATACCTGATGCTCTCATGGGCATATCTAAGTGTAATAGATATGGGGTATTGGGTTTCATTCTCAAGTATGCCAATACAGGTCTCTTGAGATTAAAGTTTTCAAGTACCCATGGATGGTCAACGATTCTACTGTGTAGTATCTCTGCACAATCCCCATCTGGTATTTGATCTCGCAGATCTTGTACCACATGTGAGGGTAGTGTACCCATCTTTGGTTCTTCGATAGGATGTGCCATCCCACCTATTGTTAGAGGATCATTACGATGCTCTATACCAAACTCTTCTATTAATTGTTGCTGTGTACTAAAGATGACATCTTGGTAGACATCTTCATTCGTTATCTTCGTCTTTTTGATTGACATCTATTTTATCTATAACTTCTTTTTGTTCTTGTCGTACTTGATTCATAATCAGTTCTACTAGAATATCACCCATCAATGCTTGCAACTGCATGTCTGTATACAGGTCTTCAACTCTATCTTCATAAACTTCCCCACCCCATCGAATATTTCTTTCGAACTGCAGTTCTTTTTCACCTTCTACGAACGACACTCTACCATACTGAAATATAAGTCCTTTGTATTCAGATATATTTATTCTTACACCTGCATCATTCTCTTTAGGGTTTTCAACTATGGTATAGACACCATCATCAAACAAAGGATTATCTCCATCCTGGAACATCATCCTTTCACTAGAAAGCATTACATCTCTGGTTTCACTCATGATACAATACCAGCAGATGCTACTTTAATTGAACTCGTAGCATCTTCATATGCTTCAGCAACTTTCTTATTGGTGGGTGTCATGAACACGATAGTTTGAAATTGAACTTCTGTAGGATTTTCATTTCCTGTTACAGCAATACCTTTTGCGAAACCCATTTGTCCATCTTGATTTTGAAGAATCATTCTAGGATCTTTCATCACAACATGGGTGTCACCATACTCTGTGAGTTTTCCTACATATTCTCCACTTATTGTCACCACTGTGACGATATCACCTACTTGCATAATATTCTCCTAGTTTGTCATCGTCAAAACTAGATCTCCAGTTTACTCGATGTTTGTGGTTATCGTTTAAGATAACTCTGTGATTTGTCATGAGTTGATTCCATATTAGAATGTCACCTTTCTCATACCTGTGTTTATAAGCAAACATCGGATTGTTTGCTTCCATATCTATGTGATTCATCAGTTGTCTAACTTTTGGATCTTGTTGCTGATTAATCATCGTTGGGTTAAAGCAATAATGCATTTTACCAAAGAACGATTGAACTAATGGATGATCATGACTTAACTTCTCATAATCTTCAGTAGTTGGGTTCTTAATAGTATGTATATTCGTATTGAAGTGGGTGTACTGCACTTCCTTTGCTTCTTCTTTATATTGACTGTACTTATAAGTTGCTGCCAAATTTCTAAACTCAGTCATCGGATGAGGTGTTCCCTCGACCGATTGATTCATAATAATACTGAATCTTGTTGGTTTGGGCATACAAGTCATATCTTGATGCCATTCACCGATGTACTTTCCATTTGCTTTGAATAAGTCATCTTTGTTATCCATTGCATAGATATCCATAGGAGTCATATGCATTTTGGGTTCATACTTGCTCAGAGGCACATGTAATTCATCTGCACCCATAGTTCCTAAACTATTAATGAACTTGAATGCCCATTCCCTATCACCTGTTCTTACTTTTTTAGAACGAATAATCACCAATGGTGATCTGAGTAGATTATCCCAAATATCTTCAGGTTCTATAGTATCTACAAGAGTAAAATTATTCGGGAAGGATATGTTTAACATTATCGTTGTAATATTCCTTGATAAGATTATCGTCAAAATTAGAACGATACATAATTCTTTTGCCAGTGTAAGTTTCTGGTATGATTGCTCTATGTAAAGTTGCTGTATGATTCCATATTACAATATCACCATTCTTCCAATGATGAGTATGTTTGAGTGTGTTTCTGTTTTCATACACTTCTTTAAACACACTAGTCGAAAACTCTGCCCAATTTTTACACTCTTGATTTAGAGGTGGGTTATAACTGAAATGCTTTCTACCAAACCATTCTTGTACCACAGGGTGATAATATGCTCCTTCAAATGCTTCAGTATGTAATATATTGTCTATGTCTTCACCTGATGGATCAAAGACTTTATGTAATAATTGCATTTTCAAATTTTGATGCTTGCTGATTCGATAAGCATCAAACAAATCTATAAATTCGGTTGGGGGTGCATCATAAGTGTCTACTGCTTTAGCATATAGCAAACAGAACTTAACAGGTTTCTCTGTTGCTGTATAATCTTGGTGCCAATGCTTAGTGTATTGATTCTGTGCTCTGTCCCAATCACTTTGAGAATCAAATTCTGTAACAAATTCATGGGTGTTGGGTGGGTTTCCAAACTTACTTCCGATCTCCTCTTTCCATTGATCTAGATCGTTCATGTCTACACCATCTAAGCAAGTTCTCCAACAAGGTTGACCCAACTGCCTAGTTTTA